GAGAGATTATCAACCTTGCGTTGGATTAAAAAAATTAATGAAGCAGAACTTACAATATTTTTAAAAAATGGATCAAGGATATGTTTGAGAGGTGCAGACAATCCAGATTCATTAAGAGGTATTGGATTAGACCTAATATGTTTTGATGAAACATCAGACATACCAGAAACTGCTTGGACGAGTGTGTTAAGACCTACCATATCAGATACCAAAGGATCAGTATGTTTCTTTGGCACACCTAAAGGTATGAATTGGTTTCATGATCTATATCAAAGAGGACAGAACAAAACAGAACAAGAATGGCGTAGTTGGTTGTTCACCACAGAAGAAGGTGGTTGGGTAGATCCTGAAGAAATAGAACAAGCAAAAAACGATCTTGATATTAAATCATACAGGCAGGAATATCAGGCGACCTTTGAAACCTTCACAGGAGTTATCTATTACGGATTTGATATGCAACACAATGTGAAACAATTTGAGGTACCTGAAAATGTTAATTTAATTAATATTGGTATGGACTTCAACTTGGATCCTATGGCGTCAGTAGTGTCTTACATCAAAGATGGCATCGTGCATATATTTGATGAAATACAGATATGGGGATCCAACACACAGGAGATGGTTAATGAAATACACAACAGATACAAGAACAAAAAGATAGTGGTTTATCCTGATCCAGCATCAAGACAAAGAAGAACAAGTGCTGGAGGAAAAACAGATCTATCCATTTTACAAAATGCAGGCTTTGTTTGTAAAGTACCTGGAAAACATATGGCAGTCAGAGATAGAATAAACTCTGTAAATTCTAAATTATGTTCAGCGGCAGGTATACGGGGTATTGTAATCCACCCAAAGTGTAAAAATCTATTAAATACACTTGCAAAACAATGTTATAAAGAAGGAACATCTTTGCCTGACAAAACACAAGGACTTGACCACATGAACGATGCACTGGGATATCTAATTTCATTTTTATATCCAATAACAAGAGATTTTACAGCGACAACAACGCAAAGATTTACCGTAGGAGTTAGATAATGCTATCAACCAATAATTTATTAAATTCAAATTCAAACAATGCATTCTATCATGCACAAGGACTACCTGTGCATCCAGAATATAGAAATTACATTGGCAGATGGCAGTATTTGATGAGATCATACCTAGGTGGTGCTCAATACAAATTAGGACAATACCTTACTCGTTATGTTTACGAGTCAGATGGTGATTATAAAAACAGGATAGCACAAACACCATTAGATAACCATTGCAAATCAATAGTTCACATATACAATTCATTCCTTTATAGAAATGATCCAAAGAGAGATCTTGGTTCTATGGAAGACACACCTGAAACAGATCAATTCTTTGAAGACTGCGATATGGAAGGCAGAACTTGGGAATCATTTATGAGAGATGTAAATGTAATGAGTTCAGTGTATGGTCATTGTTGTGTGTTAGTAGACAGACCAGAAACAGTAGTTGGTACAAAATCTGAGGAATTACAATTAGGCATCAGACCTTATGTGACTTTATACACACCAGAAAATATTTTAGATTGGTATTGGAAAAGATTACCATCAGGACATTACGAATTACAATATGTTAAGTTCTTAGAAATGGATCAAAAAACATTTTCAACTACAGACACTTACTATGTTAGAACTTGGACTAAAGATGAAATCATATTAGAACAATATGAACCCAAAGAAGCAAAACCAATGTCATTGATAGAAAGAAAACCTAATCCACTAGGCAAGATTCCTGCTGTATGGGTTTATGCAAACAGATCACCTATTAGAGGCATAGGAGTTTCAGATATTGGTGATGTTGCAGATATGCAAAATGCAGTATTCTCAGAATTATCAGAAATAGAACAATTAATTAGATTAACTAATCACCCAACACTTGTGAAGACACCAGACACTGATGCTCAAGCAGGTGCAGGTGCAATTATATCAATGCCTAATGAAACAGATCCAGGATTAAAACCTTATCTGTTGCAACCAAATGGTTCTAACCTAGATGCAATATTAAAATCTATTGAAAATAAAATACAAGCAATAGATAAAATGGCACACCTAGGAGCCATTAGAGCAATTGAAACAAGACAGATGAGTGGCGTAGCCATGCAATCAGAATTTATTTTATTAGATGCAAAACTTTGTGAAAAAGCAAGAAACTTACAACTAGCAGAAGAACAAATTTGGAGAATGTTCGCTCTATGGCAAGGTACAGCATTTAATGGATCAATCAAATACCCAATGGCATTTCATATCAGAGACAAAAACTTAGATATGGATATCTTAAAGAAAGTTTCTGAAACTTCAAAAAATATGGAATCTGCAGATTCAGGAACAAGAAATATTGTTAATAACAAAATAAAAGAAATACTTGCTAAAGACGAAGATGAATTAGATGAAATGATTCAACCGCAACCTTTGAATACCACAACACATCCACCAATGACTAACATGGATGATATGATTAAACATATGAGAGAAATGGTAGAACAGGGTTTTACAGATGAACAAATCAAAAAATTACATCCAGAGATGTTAAAGTTCTTTAGCAATGACTCACCACAAGAATTATAAATCCTTAAAAGTTAGAATTCACGAATTAGAACAACAAATTAAAAAGTTGTCTAAACGATCTACGAATCAGGCGAAATGCCTTTTTAGGGATTGGGTAGGATGGTGGGCAAAAAAATTAAAACGAAAGGATACAAATGGAAAATAAAATTTGTGAAAAATGTAATCATGAATGTCCAAAAGAATGTAATAACGACTGCGAATGCAGTTGTTGTAATAATTAAAAGGAGAGAAAATTATGCCATATAAAAATAAGAAAAAACAAAAGGCTTACAAAGCATCAGGTGGTTGGAAGAAATCTAAACCTACTGGAAAAAGTAAGTCTTATACAAAGAAAAAGAAATAATATGAATCCAAATCTAGTTCATAAGCATCTATTAGTAAGAGCAGAAGTCAATTCACCACCTCTAGCAAATTATGGAGAAGATAAACTTAATCAGCAAATAAAAGATCTTGTAAAAAAAATTAATATGAATTTACTTTCAGGTCCACACTCTGCGTGGGGTGATCATGAAGGCAACGAAGGTTGGAGTGCTGTTGCTATTATAGATACAAGTTCAATTACATTTCACAGTTGGACAGATGGTGTTATACAATTAGATGTGTATTCATGCAAAGAATTTGCAATTAAAAATGTATGGGATTGGTTATCTCAATTTGATATTGAAAAACTAGATTACAAATTCATTAATAGAGACAAAGGATTTAAAACAATTGATGATAACAGTTTCTCATGGTGGGATTCAAAATACTACAACACAAAAAACAAAATTACAGAAACATACGAAGATAAGATTGAAAGGTTAAAAGCAAAAGATCCTTTTATATACAAATGATGAACGAGGTAGATCTAGATGGCAGGCATAAAAGCAAGAAAAGGCACAGTTCAGATACAACCAAAGTATTTCGTAAAAGGCAGAGAAGTAAGACCTTGCCAAGTCCATCAAAAGAAGATTTCCTCAACTGGCTACAAAATGTTAAGATCAGCGAACTATCTTGACACAGGCGAAGTGGTAAAGAACTCACAAGGCAGAGCAATGCCTTGGAACCTAATTAACTTTGATTGATCACATACTCCGTTAAATATTGTTAATGGCAAGACGGAGACTTTATAGACAACCAGTAGAATCTGCAAGACATGAACAATTTAAAAAGTTGTGTCTTGAATACTTTTCTAATCAGGAAAAACTTATGGAGAATCCATCAATGCGTTTTGCCACCAGAGCAAGAAAGGCTTTAATCAATATAAAGTCTGTTGCTCATGCACTTGGACTTGAATTACTGTCTTTGTATGCTCCATCCCAGAATGAAGGGAAGGATCAAATCAATCCGTTTGAGTATAAAAACGGTAGAAGCGGTAAATACACTTACAAGGTTAACTCAAACCAAAACAAAAAAGGAGAACGAGACGATGACTCAAGAAG